TTCTACAGCTGTAAAGTATGGTGACGGGGTTGTAGCTGAAGTAAATAAAAATGCTGCTAAATTCTCAAATACATACTCTGATAAACCGTGGAGTATGTTTACATCAGATAAGATTTCTGTAGACCAGGTTAACACGTATAAAAAAAATCTTTTTGGTACTTATAGGGAATTTCAAACGGGTGGAATTAATCCTGCACATGTTAATCCTACTCCTTATAATCCTTTAGATGAACAATTCCCATTAAGAAATACAACATTTCCACAGGGGCGCAGAGAAAAGGGAGCTCCATGGGAAGTTAAGAAAGGAGTTAGAGCAGTAGAAAGTAGTAATGGGGTTAATATGATTAACACTAGTCCAAATAGTACTGCTACAGGATATTACGGGCAACTATACAGTGAGGTAAAAGATCTACCTCTTATGAAGGGTATTACTAGGAAAGCATTTTCAACTGATACTACATTACAAAACAGAATATTTGACATGAGGTGGAAAGGAGATATTCCAGATGTACCAGGTTTAAAGAGTAATATTAAAAAACTAAGAAAAGATTATAAAGATGAAACTTCTGAGTTTACAGATAATGAGTTAGCATCTCTATCAAACTTTACAGGTAGGGAGAGAGCTAGGCAGTATTTTGCATCTCGTAGAGATAGTACAGAGTTTAAGATGCCAGGAGAAGATGAAGGTGAGAATAAATCAGTTCCAGAGTATATGAAGTTGTATAGAAAGGCTTTGAAACTTAAAAAACGAGGTGGATATAAAGCGAAACATATACTGTAAGTGTTATACAATAATAGATCTTTTAAAAATAAAGAAAGTATAAAAAATATCAATATAATTCGTAAATTTGTAGCTTAAAACCAATAAATATATATATGAACCCAAATGAAAAGATACAATTAGACGACATTACATTTGACGATGTGATCGCAGGTGATGGAGTCAGTACAGTTGCTCTTGATGAAATTGAGAGCCCTGGAGAAGAAGTGCAAGAAGAAGTTCAAGGAGAAGTAGAAAAACCTACTAATGAACTTGAAGATATTGAAGAGGAAGGGCAGGAAGAAGAAGAAGAAAATGTTGTAGAAGAATCTGAAGATTCTGAAGAAGGTGAGTCTACAGTTATATCAGAAGTATTATCTAAATTAGGATATGAACTTGAAGGAGAGTATGAAGATACATCAGAAGGTTTAGCTGACATGACTAAAGAGGTAGCTTCAAAAATGGCTGACGATAGAATTGATGAGGTTCTGGAAGCATTTCCTTTAGTTAAACAACATTTAGATTATGTTTTATCTGGAGGAGAATCAGAAAATTTTATGCAGGCGCATGACCCTAATTTAGATTATAACAAAATAGAGTTAGCACAAGATGATGTTAGGAGTCAAAAAGCAATTTTATCAGACTACTTTAAACAAAAAGGTCATGATAAAGATTTTATACAAGAAATGCTTGGAGATTATGAAGATTCTGGGAAGTTACACTCTAAAGCGGATCAAGCAAGAGAGGCTTTAGGTAAAGTGCAGACAAAACAAAAAGAACAAATGCTTGTAGAACAAAAAGGAATGGTACAAAAACAACAAGCAGAGCAACAAGAATTTTGGAATGATGTATCTAATACTATACAAGAGTCAAAAGAATTTAAAGGACTTCAAGTCCCAGAAAAAGAAAAGGCAAAGTTTTTTAACTATCTTTCTAAACCTGTTTCTAACGAAGGGTACACACAAAGAGATGTTGACCATTCAGAAGCTGATATGGAAATGAAATTAGCTATTGACTACTTAATGTATAAAGGATTCAATTTAAAAAATATTATAACAACAAAAGCTAAGACACAAGCTACACAGTCTTTAAGGCAAAAGATTTCTAAAAATGAAGACACTGTAAAAAGTGCTCGTAAAAGATCTAGAGTTAGTAAAAATGTAGATTTAGATAATTTAGATCTTAACATTTAAAAATATACCTGAACAGGGAAATAGGTACCCTAAATTAAAATAAATAAAAATGGCAGTAAATGGAACAAATATAAGCGTTCAAAAAACGTTTTATAACGATTCACAGATGACAGACATGAATAGTCTGGCAAATGCGATGTTATCCAAACCAACTGAACTGTCTCCTATTATTACTCATTTATCTGGAAAAGATGACAAAAGATTCCCATTATCCTTCTTAACTGAAGGTGTTGGAAATGCTAAGTCTATTGACAACTTAGAATATGAGTACCGTGTGGCAACACATAGATTAAGAACGAGACCAGTAGCAGCAACAGGAGCATCAACATCAAATGTAGGATTAGGAGGAGCGTCTTTCGAGATTGAATTTCCTGATAAACATTTTGTATTTCCTTACGTACTAGTATCTCAAGGAGGTACTCAAGCACGTATTATGAAAGAACCACAACAAGCAGCAGGTGGTACAGCATGGACATACACTTTACAATTAGTTAACCCAGTAGCTACAGCAACATTAGCAGCAGCTGATGCAACTGCAGGAGCACTTTGGGCACAAATGTATGCACCAGTAGGAGTTGATTTCTCTAGAGGAAATGCTTCAAACTGGGAAACTCCAGGAAAAGTAAGAAACAAACTAACTACTGTTAGAAAATCTTACCACATGTCTGGAAACGCAAAAGATTTTGTAGCTGAATTCTCTTTACCAACTAAAGGTGGATCTACTACTAAATTATGGATGGACTACGAGGAGTACTTACACATGTTAGACTTTAAAGAAGAATGTGAAATGTATTACTGGTACGGACAAAAAACTTATGATGCAAACGGACATACTCACATGAAAGACGAGAATGGACAGCCTGTAATTGTAGGTCCTGGTCTTTTAGAGCAAATTGTTGAAACTGACACTTACTCTACAATGACTGAAACAAAATTAAAGAACATCATCGGTGACTTATTCTACGGAATGACTGATGCTGCTCAAAAACAAGTAACTCTTTACACTGGTACTGGTGGTGCTCGTGAATTTGATGAGGCTCTTAAAGCTCATTTTGGTGGTACAAATGCTTTCAAAGTTTCAAGTGGAGATAGCAGATTTATCACAGGTTCAGGAAGATCATTAGGTTTAACTGGTTACTTTACGTCTTACGAGCACGTGGACGGACACACAATCAATGTGGTAAAATTACCATTATTTGATCACGGTGCTGTTGCCCAAGCTCGTAGTAAGCACCCTGTTACAGGTTACTCTCTTGAGTCTTATAGAATGGTCTTTGTTGATCAGTCTAATTATGATGGACAAAACAATTTGCAAATGATCTCTAAGAAAGGTCGTGAAGCAATGAGATGGTGTGTAGCTGGATCAGTAGTTCCAAGAGGATTTGATTCAAGTTCTTCTAGAGCGTCTGATGTAGACGGTGCGTCGGTACATATGTTAAAAACTGCAGGTATTGCTCTTAAGAGATTTGATACTTCAATTGATATTACATGTGTAGCGTCTTAATTTGGCATTAATTTGCGTCTATATATTGGTTTTTGATTAAGGTTGTGGGGGAGAAATCCCCCGCTGCTTTAATTAATTATAATATACCCGGAGAGTTATTCTTTACATCCACCTAATTTAAACTTTAAAAGAACTAAGATTATGAGTAGTAAAAAAGTATTTATCAGGAGAGAAGACCTAGCGGGTCACCTCCCTAAAGCAGTTAGAGCTGAAGCAACCTATAAATTAAGTAGTGTTTATGTAAATAGACAACCTTTAAAAGGTTTTGACTCTGACGATGAAAAAAAGTATCTAGATGGAATATTAGATGTTAACCCTGATCACGGTGATTGGCCTAAACACTCTAAAATATTTTGGGCGGATATGACAATCCCTGTAGGTTTTACAGGAGTTGAGTTAGAAATAGGAAAAGATACAGATGAGAATCCACTTAGTATTATGGACTATATTAAGTATAACTTTGCAATGAAACACCCGCATGTAGCTTTAACTAAAGAAGAGATGGATACAGATATAACTAAAAAATTCTACATTCAAGATTTAACTAGACAGGACAAAGTTAGAAATAATGAAATCCAAGTTAGGAAAGATGCAGATAAAGAATTTATTAAAGTTACTTCTGACTCATCAAATATGAAGAGAATTCTAAGATTGATGTCTAATACTAATCCTGATAGGATGAGTGGAGATCAAGTAGAAAACGCTTTATATGAAATTAAGAATTCTGATCCAAAAAAGTTTATAAAAATTGCAACAGATAAAAATTTAGAATTAAAAGCAGAGATCGCAGAAATGGTTTCATCTGGAGTTTTAAGAAAAATTGGAAATCAAGTAATTTTTATTGATGAAGTTATTGGGGATACAACAGATGATGCAATTATTCATTTGAAAGATAAAAGGAATTCTGGTAAATTAACAATATTAAGAGCAAAATTAAAAGAATTATCGTTAGTATAATATGAATATACAAGATATGCATTTAGCAATAAGGCAAGGAGTGGATAAGATTAATTCACTCCAAGCCGATTTGCTTTTAACTGAGGAATTAGATATTGAGTTAAATAAAGCTCAAACTAGATTTATTAATAATAGACTTATTATTAGAAATGGCCAGGGTTTTGAAGTATCTCAAAAACGAATTGATGATTTACGTAGTCTACTTAGGGAGTATGAAGATACAGTAACATATAAAGAACAAATTTCTTCTAAAGTATTTGTAGATACGTTTGAGTTTCCTGCTGACTACTTACATTTAGTAAATCAAAGATCATATGTTGTTCAAAATGATTGCAGCCCTATAAATTTTACTGTAAAAAATCCAGCTGCAGTAGATATTAATTATTTTGTTGTAAATTTTAATACATTCTTTTTAAATAATAATTCTCAATTAGTTTATCCAGTTGCAGTGATGGCAGACCCATCAAATTTTGCTCTTGGGGGAGCTTGGATTGTACAACCTAGTTTACTTTCAGGTCTTATATTTCCTCAAGATATAGAAGCATATAAACAAGTTTTATTAGACCCAGTTAATTGGGAGCCAGGGTTCTCTATATATTGGGAAAAGTATTTAGATATACATAGACCTAA